TATAGATCGCTGTTCGCGCGGGCGATCCAATAGGTGTAAATGAACCACCATAAAACGCATAAATATCACTATCCGTAGCTAAGAATGTAAAACGCCCAAACTGTTTAAGAGTGTATGGAAATACAAGCCCCTGCCCGATAGTAGAGTTCCAGTACGTAGTAAAAGCCCAAGGGCCAATCGCTACGCCTGTCGCCGTCATCTGAGTAACGCCAGTACGCTTGAATATATACCCTACGTTATCAACCGCAACAAACCCTGAAATAAAATCCTCGACCGAGGTTAGAAGATTAAAGCCCGCAGTTCTATTCACGGAAGGATCCCAGGTACCAAACGCATCCGGGGAACTCCAGCTCACGAGTGTCTGCTGTACGCCATCCACAGCGGAATTGCAATTAAGCTGGATCATATACTCGTCGAATATATCGATAAATAACCCTGCTGTGTATGTAGATACGCGAGTATAAGACACTGTCGGTGTATATGCGTATAACTCACTTCGAGTATAATACGCAATGTACGCAATCCCATTCACTACTTTCACTGCTGATGGAGCGCCAAATATAAGACTAGCCCCCCCAGAGGCGAACTGGTCGAATTGGAATTTAATCGTACCATCTGATTGCAGCGTCGCGATATAAGTAAGCCCATATTGATCTACAGCACATAAGAAATTAGAGGCATTAAAAATCAGCGATGTGTAAGCATCCGCATAATAATCAGTCGGAGTCGCGGGGATAGGTAAATCTACGTTCAGAAAATTAATAGTCCCAGAAGTCCCCGCTGCCGTACCGTTTGGCAGCAGCGCGGGAACTGGTTGGTCGTCTCCGCCGGAGCCAGTAACATACCCAACAGTAATACCGCCAATATAAGTATACAGCCCATCTAATGCTGGATTATCGCAACCTGTGATTGTAAACTGTACTCCTTGGCCAATAACATAAGCGGGGCCAGCGTCAAAATCCCACAACACTTCCAGTCCTCTGTATTGATTATAAGTAGGGCTACTGGGATCTGTGTCCAGGAATGTAGGAGTAGCTGAGAGCAAAGGCAGGGTCGCATTATACGGCGTTTGCGGAGCGGACAGATTAGAGCCAAAATACTCCACCCCAGTATAACCACCAAGGGGCGTAGCGCACGAGAATTGGTTTGAAGTTGTCGCGAGCACACTGAGCACTCGCACCTGCGTTGAGTTTATAATCTGAGTAACCGTCACGCGCATACAATCAGTGATGGGATTAGGGCAAGGAGTAGCGAGACCTGCGAGTTGGATTATCTGCCCGACTATGAATATCGAGGAGTCTGGAATTGTTAGAATTCCACCGGCATACATACTAGAAAGCCCGTAATTCAGTGTTATAGCAGTATCGATAACAAAAGTATACGTAAATGGTAATACAATAAACGTATACTCAGGTACTGCCTTAGGAGGTATAAGTTCCAAATCCCAGACAGAATTCTGACTCGCCATATTCGAGTAGCACAGCAAGCCGTTCTTAATCGTAACTCCATCCATCTTAACACACTGATTCTCAGCAATATCCACCGAACTCTTATCCGACGCAACTCCGCCCCACGGCTCTTCGTAATAGATCTCGAAATGATTTCCTGTCGTCTTACGAAGTCCGCTGGGCATATTAGTATCCTATTACTTATTGATAAATACGGAAAGAGTGCCGGAGGTCATAGCAGTTACTACCAGACCATTTACCCAGCCAAGGGTGCCAGTAGGAAATGGATCAGTTGTAGCAGCTACTTTATTAATAATAATATTCCCATTCTGATCTTTTACAGTAAGCGTAGCCGCTGCTATAGGATCATTCCAGATCATATCCTTGATATAAATTCGCCCCGGCCATACGAGATTCGTACTCGCAGTATCCAAATACCAAGGATTCGCACTGATGTTATTTGCCATTGTAGCTCCTGACTATTTAGCCGGGCCACCTTCTGGTGCCCGCCTATTTGTATTTTTATATTTAAGGCCTAATGCAGCAGCACTCTTAGCTTGCGCAACAGCACGGTTTTCATTATTAAATTCTTTTTGCTGCGATTCAGAAACTTCGTGATTACCCAATTTCCTATCATTTAATCTATCTAGTCGCATAGAAGGACTATTTGATTTAAAAGGTCTAGGATCATTATCGGCGGCAACACTTAGTTTATCATATGCTTTAGTGCCGTGGTCATAAAATCCTTGTTTACGTTCTTTTCTATTTGTATGAATAATTTCAGCATCACTATGCCCATGCCAACTCATATCAAAAATCTCCTTTAAATGAATATATCATCATTCTGCCCATCAAGCGTAGGCATTGTTAACTTTGGATCCGGCTGTAAATCTGGTTCGAGGATTATCATGCTGAGAGCGTCTGTGATACCTTTGTCGATCTGGCCGAGTAGCGGGAATGCGTCGAAGCATTTCGCATCGAGAAGTTTACCGCGCTGCCATTGCATATCTTTAATCGGAGTTCGATCCCCGCAACGGGAGCAAAACGCCCATGCTCCCTCGCCCCACGTATGCTTATTAGGAAGTCCGTAGCTCATACATCCTCCTACAGATAATTATCAATAAGTATATTTCGTGTAAGTCCTGTCCATGTACAGACATTCCTAATATACTCTTCCGTGTTATTCTCCACCGGAGGAGCATACTTATAAATCATATCCGCAATCGAAAGCCCAGCATAATGCTGTTTCAGCAGCGCGCGCATCGCAGCGAATCCTGCTTCCACAGTTGGAAAATACGCAAATCTCGGAGTCCGTGGAGGCGGAATAGTCTCAATCCTCAACGCCCCAAACGAATGCGCAAACGCTCCAAACTCAATATCCCCCGGATTATTATTCCGTGTCGCACGCCCACCCGCAACCCCAAACCCTTCCATCTTCGCAATCGCTTCACAAATCGTCAATGCCATAATATCTCCTATTAAAACCCCACTAGACGGGGGAGAGGGCCAAATCTAGTGGGGCCGACGTGCTATGAATCAAGGAACTCTGTATAGAGTGTTGGTCATAGCACGTCTACCTCCGCTCAGTAGACCGCGAGCATTAAGCTCCGTTGCTGCCCCAAGTTCCGAGCCAATCTGTAGCGCCCGCAGACATACGCATGGTAGTCTTCTGTTTCATAGCTCCGGTATCAAAATCCTCATCAAATTCATCTTCAGGATTCTGCCGCATGAACACAGTAAGCGAGTGATTTTTCTTATCCGCAGTCATGTACCACGGGCCAGCATTTGTAAAGTAGTGGCATACCATGTAACTCAAATCTTCACCGAGCAAAGAGTTGATGTCATTCGTATCAGTTGCGGGCTTACCACTGGAACCGAAAATCTCACGCGCGAGGAAACGATTCTCCGGCGCGATCAAAACCTTAGTCGGCTTCAGATTAATTGGCAAGCCCTGAGAATCTACTAGTCTCTCGAACTGAGTAGTGCCCAACTGCACACCAGTAAACGACAGATCAATATCAGTAGCAGGACGATTAGGGAAAGTGCCGGCTGCGCTGATAAGATTTGGAAGACTAGCCCAGGTGCTAGTAGCACTAGGCCCACCAAGGAGAGGATGAGCGTTATTAAAAAGAGATACTCCATCAGTCGTAGTGACATTACTAGAGAACCCCTGATTAAAGATATTGAACGCTACGATTTCCTTAGTATAACGAATCGAACGAGCCAGAGCTTTAGGAGCGGTCTTAATAACACCATACTTAGCATCTTGCCATAGCTCTTTCGAGGTACGAACAGCAAGCGCGTAAGTAAGATGAATATACCGCTTATCTCCACCCTGAATCATCTGTGTATACGCTACGGGCGTATTTTCCGGCTTTTCCTGAAGCGGGCCGAATCCGGCCATCTTCAAGTCCTGCTCGTACTCAGATTCCGAGGTCTTTACATTAAAAACTGCCTGATACTCTTCAGCGCGCTGTTCTGTCTCAAGTGCATCAACGTAGATTTTATGCAGCCCCGGAGCCATAAGTTTAGGAAATGCTCCACGAACTTGTGTTCCCATAATTTATATCCTTTTTGTACTATTAACCTATGATAATTTGAGCTGCCGAGGAGAGAACCTGGAAGCGCACACGAGCATTTACGATGTAGGTAGTTCCAGTTGCTGTGAGGTCGATTGGATTAATTCCAACCATTGTTACTACTGTGTTGGTACCCGGAGTTGTCTTAGCAGCGTCAACATACCACTGACCACTAGCATCGATTGTGAGTCCAAACTGTGTCCCAATCATTGCCTGTGTCGGAGTATAATTGGCTGCTACAGTACCAGTCGAGTTATCAAAAGTAGCCTCGAAGATATTATCGTCCACGGCAGACTCGAACAGAGTACGACCGTCCGAAATAGGAGTGCCTACAGCAATATTAAAAGCCGCCGGCTGATTAGGAACATTGCCATAAGTCTGAATTGCTCCCGGAGGTCCAATCTGCCCAAAAGCGCCCGGAGCGCCTGCACCGCTTGTACCAAGGTTCAATCCATTAGTCAGACTAAATCCAGCAATCGCAGCCGCTACTGTAGCACCATCCCACGCTCGAATAAAACCAGCATTTTGCTGGACAGGAGTTCCGAGCTTAAAAGTCTGTCCAGACTGTTCAGAATTCGCCCCAGTTAGCGGAGTCAGACCAGTAGTGGTCTGCGCCGTATAGATGGGCTGATGATATGTAAGATTTGGTCCAGCCATATTTAAACCTCAGTATTAAATTGTTACATCTGGTGAATAAAACGCCATCTTCCGCTCGTTAGATGCTGATTGAAAATCATTCCGAGCATCTGAATGCTGCATATACGTGTTAGCTGCTTTTGCTGCGCGCTCGTGTAGTTTTACATTATTAGTTGTACCCACAGCCCGCTCATGGGCGAAACGCAGTGCTCTGTAGTATGTTGCTTTATCAATCTTCATTGCTACAACATCATTGATTGTATAATGACCTTCTGCATCTAGAGAAGGCTCAATTGCTTTTTGACTCCCTTCAGAATGCAAATCAGAGGGGCAAATATATGTGAAGCCTTTTCCCAGCATCTCGCCGATACGCTGAGGATTTTTATTAACCCAGCGCGCCTCGTAATTCGTATCCTTGAGCTTTACCACAAGCCCATCGGCACTCATAAAAGGCTTTGCTTCGATTGGAAAATCGATATCGTATACTTGGTCTAGAGTTACATTTGAGAAATCAGAAATCGGAGTAACACGCTTTGGCAAAATCTGTCCTGACATTCCGGCATCAAACTTAGCTTCCGCGATCTGCTTGCGCACATTCGCTTCAATTTGCTGCGAGAGCTTTAGTACATCCGCCGCTGTAAGTGGCTTGGAGGGATCTGCAACATCAAGAGGCGGCTTAGCGATTGTGTGCTTGGCGGGGGCTGCACCTTTCAAATCATCTGCACGAAGATCAGCCGTAAACTCTTCAACTTCCTTCTCATTAGACATAACTCATCTCCCGTTTTTGTGCTCCCCATTCCTTCTCACTCATACCGAAATTCTTAGCCATCTGCTTTTCTTCAACGCTAAGATTATCGTGAGCTTCTGCACTCCCAGAACCACTCGGTGCTCCTGTAGACCCGCCCTCGAAAATTCCGCTCGTATTCCGTGCTTTGATCTTGCCCTCGGTAATTTCCTTCTGGTTATCAAAGCAAGCGATCTTATAGCAATTCTCAAGCGACCCAGCATTTGAACGCTGCGCTAGCGGAAGTGTTTCAATCAAAGCATCAGCACGCTCTTTAATAGCGCCATGATAATACTCCTTAGAATCTAGAGTCTCACGCCTCGCTTCACGAGCAGCTAGAAGCATAAGTGCCTTATTCGTTCCCTGCAATTTCTCTTCAATCGCAGATTCAGGATCAAGCATCATGCGTTCGCTAAAATCTCCCTGCTCTTCTTGCTTAGCCGCCGCAACACGTCTGGCTTCCGCTGCCGCTCGCTCCGCACGTTCTGCTTTCATCAACTCTGCCATTTCCTGCATTGGCTTCATTGCTTCAGCTTGCTTAGCTTCCTGGGCTGCAAACTTTTCAGTCAGCGTATTAGTTAGTTCTTCCTTGAACTTCTCAGGCTTGAATTCAACATCAGCAAGCCCATCCCTATCTTCTCCGGGTGCTAACGACCCGTCCTTCTGTCTAAACCATCCCATAATCCTCTCCCTATTTATTAATCTGCAAAACCTTAAAAGCATTCATAAAAGCAACTAACCCTATAATATCATCAAAGACTTGAAGCTGCCCCCGAAGATATGCTTTATCTTCGGGAGTAGCATCCTGTTTATCAAAAAATTCATCCTTGTACAAATCAGCTTGTGCCAGTAGGTACTCCACCAGAAACTGTCCCGCTGGAAGACGGAATAGCTCCTTGATTGCTGGCTTGGCCTCCATTAACTGCTTGAGGGCTTCCTCCGGGGAAAGATTGCGAACGTTGGGATTGGCCACCAGCGCCTTGCTGTGCATTAGATTCATTACTTCTCCCCTGCTTGATAATTGCTGGAACTGGAATTAATCTTGCTGCATCATCGTGGCCGAAATTCTGTACGATTTCTTTATACAGCGATTGCTTAGCACGAAGAACTTCTGTGTAATACTGGGCTAGATCTGGAGGAATTCCAGGGGTTCCTAATGCTTGAATAACCTGCGCATCCTGTGTGTACAACTGAGTAAGAGTCTGAGAAAGCATAATATCATTCTGCTTCTCCAATTCCTTATTCATCGATGCCGTAGACGCGCGAACCGATAGTCCAAGTTTACCAGTTTTGATATTCTCAAACGCCTCTCGTAGCGCATCTGCGTTATCACCAAATTGCCTGAGCTTTTTTCCAAGTCCGAAGCTAGCGTACATCTTTGCAAACTTTGAACCGGCTCTGCTGTGAGCACTGCGCATATCGGACATGCGCAATCCAGTTCGAGAATTCTGTTGTTGTAAGACCGCGAAAGTCCCTTGGCTACTATATATTCCTCTTTTGCTATTGACAATCCCGCCACCTGTACCTCCTGTTGCTGGATCGATACCAGTACGCTCTTTGACTAGTGCTAGTGAAAGATTCTCGCCATCAAGATTATCAGCTTGGATGTTGCCAGTTTCTAACCGCTCAATCTCCTTCTCGTCTGCGGGTACTAAAACACCAGGATAAAACTGAAGGATTGAATGCAACTTGCTACTCTTATTTACACGGAATGCTGTCGTATTACTAAGTGTCTTAGCGTTAATTCGCTGCCGATGAAGTTCTGAAATTTCATCCTGATAAGACTTCAACATCTCAGCAAAACCATAACCATAATACTGGTCATCATCGTATGCTAACTTTGCATCCTCAAATATATCCATATTCTCTGGATAGTAATTGTAAAATGCTGCAAGTCGCGTCTTACTCTGTGGGTGGTGCAAGCATACTAATCTAAGATTCTGCCCGTTGTGCTGATACCGATACCAGCATTCATAAATATCGTATTCATCAGCAAGAGAACCAGAACCCGTATCTTGAATTCCTTGCTGGCGCTCGATATAATTTTGCAGGGCATCCGATTGTGAGCGGTCCGGCTGAGCGATAATTTTATCCAAATCTTCATCAGAAAAGAACTTGAGTGCTTTCTTATCCTCAAGTGTCTTACGCGAGCATGTCATAATATGACATTTGAATTTAGAATCTTCTAGTTTCTGAAAACTAATATCAGTGAGGAATTTATTCAGAGGCACATTCTCAGGACGAGGGCCATCAAATCGAATAACATCCCGCATCTCATATTTAGATTCCTCTGCTGCTATATCTCCAGTAGAAACATACTGTGTCTCGACGTGATACAGCCAAGGGAATTTAATAATTCCAGTGCCGTTACGAATGGTAGAAGAGAACCATGCTTCCTCAACGCGGTAGAAATCAAGCTCCGCAGGATCAAGAGCCATATTCCCAAGAAATTTTTCAACGGCAGAGCGTTGATCGTCGCCCTTGCCGGATTCAATATCTCCGTATATCTTAGCTGTCCAAAGTGGGTCAGTCATATACATGGCCATAACACGAGATAGAAGATTATCAGAATTTGCTGCTACAACCTGAATCTCTATATTAGAAGCTCCGGGCCAAGGAGTATCACGAATCTCCGTAAGAGGAGTGCCCTTGTACAAACGGGCGAACTCCTTTAGTTTGACCTCACGGAAATTCCTCGTCCTCTCGTACCAATACGAGGTTGTCTCTTCCACCCACTTCCACATCTCTTCTGTGGCATCTTTACCGAAATTAATTTTGATCGGTTGAATTGCTGGCATTTGAAATACCCTTTATACCCAGAAGTGTTGAACCGACTCCGGCAAAATAATAACCGATAGCCATATTGTAATGTACTGCGATAAACATAGAGGAGAATGTTATAAGCACTCCCCAGAATGCGTGAGGTAAATTACCAATTTCCGTAAGAAATATAGTAAACTTAGCCATAAAATCTCCTAACTTGTTGCTTGCGTAGGGGACATACCAGCTGCGATTGCTGCGGCTGAAGGAGCCACTACTGATGCTACGGGTGTTTTAATATCAACTGCGATGTCTGCATACAACTTCTCAATCAGCGGAACAAGCTGCCCTTCGATTGTATTCTTGAAATATGCTTCAACATCAGCGACAACCTGAGTATCTGCAGTCCAATTCAAACCCTTCGCTGCAATCGCTGTTGATATATCACCGCCAATAGCGAGCGCACCGTTTACTGTGCTGAGCAGCGCCAGCTTAATTTCAGGCTGCTCGGTGATTACGGTACTCAACACCTTATCAGCCTTGCCGATAATCGTAAATACCTCGCCGATCTTTTTGGCAATAATCACAGGACTCTCCGCTACATCCTTTAAAATACTCGTAATACTCATAATCGCTCTCCCTAATGATGGAATGTTTGAACTAATTCTATTACTTGTTTAAATGCCCAGACCATAACGCCACCAGCAATATACTTTAGCGTGACACCAATAGTAGCACTGAGTTTTGTAAGATCAGTATGCATACTATCGACTTTATCTGATAGCTTCTCGCCGCGCTCATCAATCAAGACAATCACCTCGGAACGAGTGATATAATCTTCGGCCATATTAATTAAACCCCATTGAAGAATTTCGGATCGTGCGTTTGTATTGTTCCTTGCGGCGAAGAATCTCAAATTCAACTTCGTCTGTGTTTGTATCGAAGTCCCATACTTGTGGGCCGTAGCCGAGTGTGTCTAGCACATCAATAAGTTTACCGCTGGGGTACGCTTCAAATTCCTCGATAAACTCTTCCATTCCTACAGTGTTGATCCAGAACTCTCCGCGGCTGAATATCGGCCCGAGTCCCTCAATACGCATTTTTTTAGCGTTCGCGGTCTTGGGAGTTTTTAATTCCTTAATCTCAAGTGCGGCATATCGTGGATCTTTATAGGATTTTTCCTTGATTATGTAATCCATGTGGTACTTGAGATACTTCTGTGCGGCAATAGTCTCCATATAAATACAGTCGAGTTTCCAAACATTGACGGCAAGATCGAGCATAACTCCGATAAATTCATCAGTTCCACATGCTTTTGCCCAGACATCAAGCAGATATACGCGTCTGGGATTTTCTGCGATTCCTGTGACTGTGATAGCATGTCTGCACCGTCCGTCATTTCCTGAATGGTTTGGATCAACTATCATGTAGCGTTTTAGATTTCGTGGGCTAATGTCTTCTTCTACGTCACCGTCTAATACCTTATGCCGGATATTTATTTTCGTTCGTGTACGTGTGCGGCCCTTAGTATCGAATGGAATTACATCCTGATATGTAAAAGAATTATCTCGTACAAACTCAAACCGTCGTAAACTCTTGAGTTTAAACTTTACTTCCGCGGGGTTAATCGGAGTATTAAGATATTGGCAAGAGAAGATGTACGTGCCAAGTCTTTTTCTATATCTTGCCAGTTTTTCAAAGTTAAAGGATTCAGGAAAAATAGGAGTACCGAATGGATGTAGATTGCAGCATCCGCCTAAGGCTGAATGGGTCGTGAAATTGAAATAGGTTTCTTCTTTTCGCAAATAGGAATTCAGATCTTTATAACTCCAGCGATTTCCTACAACGAGTTCGTCATTATCTCTTCCGCCATCGTCTTGTTCGGCATCGAACGCGCCTACTAGATATTTATGATACTCAATAGTTTTCGCCATTGTAACATCAGATTCGTATGCTTCGCGTCCTACTAAATCGTCTTGGATTACTATATCATAATGCCGAGATTGAAGTGCGCCACCAACACCGATGAAGTCGAAAGTACCTTCGCCTTGTGCATTTGAACCCTTCGAGCGCATCTGACAGAATGATTCTTTATTCTGTGTGCAACTTGCATCAGGTAGAATCTCAGGGAAAATATACTTAAAGAGATCATTATTCTGATAATGCCCTTGCAAACGAACGCCCAGTTTCGACGCGTTCGTTATAACTTCGGATACAAGCAGGATACGAATATCCTGATTATGCACGTACTTCATCCACTTTATCCAGCGGTCGCCGTAGCCAAGAGCACGCATGTAAAGTTCATCCTCGTAAGTTAAAGGAAGCGCGCGCCACATACTATAGCATTCTGTAAACACTGTGGATTTAAAATGCCCGCGAGGAATTTCAATTACTTCCTTGAGGCCATCTTTTTCTACGACCTTGCACATTTGAAAGTGTAAGTTCTGATCTGGATTCGGGTTCTTCTGGAATCTTGTTTTGCCGAGCACACGTGTTGCGAAATAGAATAGCGAGCCTTGTGAATTAAGCCGGTGAATCATTCGCAGCGTCGTAGGGTCATTATGCACCGGCGGAAGCACACGCCAGCTAGAAGTTACAGCACGCGGTATATATAATCCGCCAGTCTCGCTGTATTCATATTCTAGATTTTGAGCTGCTACATCTTGGAGATCTTTTGAGGTATAGCTCATAATTGATCCTGCTCCGCGCGTCGGGACTTCGTCCCTCCGCTTGGGGACCCTTTGAGAAGCACTCCCGACCCTGAAGAGATTTATATTGAAACTCAGTTTATAGTTAGATGCGGTACACAGCTTCAGGTATCGGGACTTACTAAGTGAGGGTCCAGAACACTCAGCAAGATTTAGATTCTGTGTACCGCAGAGCTAACTAATTCGGGAGCTTGGCGGGCTCGATTCCGTCTAGAAGTATGTCGAGAGTTTCCGCGTTCGTCATTTCGCCGAGTTCGTATTGCTTGATTTCAGCGGCGGCTGCGCTTTGAGTAAAGGAGTTCGCTGTGCTTGTGCAGGGAATTTCTTGAATCGGCGGCGCGTTACTCAGCAGAGACATTAAATTTGATGCCACAAGTGGATCAACCTGCATGTTCGGAACTACTTCAACACTCACACTGCTTTTAGATACCTTCGCTAGATTCCCTTCGCGGTCTAGTATGTCTTGCGCGGCCTTGTACTGGAGTTGCGAGCCAAGCTTTCCGAACGCAGCATTCTTAATAACATTCAGCGCCACTGGAACCATATCCCGAAGTTCCTGCCTCGCGTTATCTATATTCGTGCGTAGCGCGGCATCATACCCAGAGATAACACCGCTCTTTATCTCCATGATCTTCGCATGGAATGCTGGAAGCTGCCGCACTAGCACAACCGTCTGCTTATTGCACCCGAGCATGTTTGCGATCTGCTCGTTGCTAAATCCGCTCGGGTCGAGTGTCAGTCTCGCAATCCGCTCGATCTTCATCATCCGCTTGTACGTCATTTGCAAATGCGGATTTAGGGCGGAAGGCCGGCCAGGAGTATGAACACCCATCACAGCACCTCCCGAGGCACAAGCTCCCACGCGTCCGATTGCTGCGCCGCTTGCGCCTCCCGTAAATAATCCTCGATACTAGAATCCGCTTCCGGTGCTACCTGCGCGGAGGGCGCGAAATGTCCAGTCAGTAGGGATTTATCCCAAGCATACTTGTTCTTAAATTCTTCAAGACTCTGTAGTATTTTAGACTCGCTCATTCTTGTCGCCCCTCTCCGACGCAGGTCAGGCACTATGGTTACTATATATAGATAGGGGGAGAATATCAATAGAGTATTACAGCCATTCGTACCGCGTAATACCCCATTGCGCCGCCCCGCGCTTGCGTCGCGCTTCGCGCTGCGTGTGCTATAGTGCTAGAGTCAAATTTTTTAAAAATTTATATTGGTGGTCCCCGGCCAGCGAATTCGAATTCAGATTTTTTAGGGTGGGGGGAGTCTATACTATTAAATCTATACTGAAGAGTATATACTGAGAGCGGCGCGCGTGCTATAGCACAGGAGCGAGTGCTTGTCAATACAACTTTAGTTGTAGAAAATAATTGTGCTATGAGTTGACACGTGCAGTATAATTAAAACACGGGCGAGATACGAGATGCCCGAGATTGGCGCCGTATGGCGAGGAGTATATATCATGGCTATTACACTCACAGTAACACTAACGGATGCGCAGGAGTCTGCGCTGTATATGATGGGTAAAGATGATGATGCGCAGAGCGCAATTGCGCAGAGCACGTTCAACGCTCGGATCAAGGGCGATTTTAAGAGGTACCGGGAAGCCGAATCCAAGGTCAATGCAGAGATATACGATAACTCTAGCAGGCGTGGCGCGAAGTGGGATATTAGTAAGGATGAGTATCTCAAGCAAGCGGCGCGGGAATCACTCGCCGTACTCGCAGGGTTGTAGCCTGCTTCCCGCGCACAGCCCATGCTGATAGGTCATGGATATGCGCGGGCGGGAGGTTACACACTATGAGCGAGAATAAATATCCATACAACCCAGAAGCGATGTATATCCGTATTGCGGAGATGGGGGCGCGGATTGAGGAGAATAAACGTAGGGTACGCGCTTGTGATTCGCTCGCGTATGTCCCTAGCGTGCGGCGTGAATCTAGCGTTCGCAAGGTTGTTACACTGCACGATGCGGCGCAACTCAAGAGCGGTGATATGCTCGCGGTACTGCTCCGTCGCGCACAAGATAACGGGAGGCTGTAAACTATGATCATAATTGAGCCAAGGATGAGCGCCGAACGATTACAGCATGAAGCACGAGTCGCACTGTACTTGAACCCGCGCCAGTTCGCGCATTACGCTGTACTCTGGTATCTAACTAGCAGCGCGGAGCGTTACGCGCGCAATAGCGTTCGCGATATATGAGCACCGGCGCGCTGCACGCGCAGCTCGCGCTGATCTGGCTCTATGCAGCCGCAAACAATCTCGAATAACCGTACGCGTGCTTACGCCATAATATCGGCGCGGCACGCGTATTTGCGCGTAACGCACTCGAATCGTACAGTGCTCGCGCCGCTCGCGCTTGTGATTGAAGTTCTGCAAACCAGTATCCAGGTGCCCTCGCATCATATCCCCTATCCAAATCAACAACATACCGACTTCCCCCCCTAGGTATGACCAGGGGGGGTGGCACGGTGATAGCATGAGTGACGAGATGCTATATTAAGATTCTCTCCTCGTGCTATTCTCGTTCGCTGTGCTTATTTCTAGTTCTGTGCTAAATAGTGCTCTTGTATTATTAAAAAAAAATATTTTTATAATATATATAGAAAGCAATAGCACAGGAACGATAATAACTATGGAACGAACGAATACTATAGGACGATCGAATAGCAGCGGAGAATTTATAATATTGGTTGACCCCGGCGCCATAGCACATACGGCACACCCCCCCTGTCGCCACCTAGAGGCGCATCCGGCTATGTGTATGAAAACAAAGGTCGATGGCAGACAAGACAGGTCTTGACACGGTTTGCAAAACACGCTATCATAACTACATGGCAGACTCATCTAGAACCCGACTAGCTCGAATTGACGAGCAGATTATTGATATTCAGTATTTGTATCAACGTGAGCTTGATCGTGAAGCGGAGTTACAACCGGAGCGTAGATTATTGCTTGCTAGTCGTGGGTTTAAATACCGACTTGATAAGCTATATTCGCAGCGTGCTGCACTACGCAGCACTATGTGCAATGCCCCGACGAAAGCTATGAATTTCGCAAATGAAATGTCAAAGCGCGAAACAGCGTTAGAGAATGCTGAGATGAATCTAGCTTACGCGAATCAGATGTTCAAGAATAAACTCGCGCATATCGCGGTAGTTGGAATGACTATAGATTCAGAGCTTGAACTAAAAGGATTGCGCAGAGAAATCGGTGCCGCTAGGAGTTTAGTATCATCGAAGCAGCGTGCTGTGAATAATTGGCAGGATAAAGCAGCGTATAGCGAGAGTGCTAATGTGCGTAGATTCGCACCTGATTACATGCCGAAGGCTGAACTAATTATGGAACGCACGAATTCTGAGCACGAGCGGGGTCACGCGGAGAAGCAGGAATCGCAGCCATTGCGGCTAGCGCCCGCGCCCGCGCTTAGCGCGGACCAGGAGATTATAGCACGAGTAGCGCGGGGGCATGTTGCAAGTGTGCGTGCAGCGCCCGCGCCGCGTGCTGATACGTATAAAGCGAGTTTTGATTTATTGAATCAGCAACCGATGGATAAGGAGGCGAACAAATGATTATCTCCAGCATTCACGCATACGTGCAGGGCCATCTCCGCATAACAGCATGAGGGAATAAAGGATCATAATGACTGACGACCATCTACAACTCGTAATCGCCGCGCACCACATGGTTTACGCAGCCGCAGCAATCTTCGTTGTCTGGGCAGTTATTGCCTTCCGATGGGAGATCATATCTTGGTTCATGCAGAGCGTCTGCGAAAATCACTATCAACCATACGACGAAGGGAATGAGAGTAAAAACTAAGGAGACATATAATGCACACAAGCATAACCAAGCTTCCTAATAATCAATACGCAGCGAGCATAACCTGCTTAAATGCGTTTGCAAGCCATCGCGGATTTAATACCATAACCGATGCCCAAGCATGGATAGAGGTAATGAAGGATAAAGTTCATCCTGTGCTTGCGTCCTCTGATGATATATTCCGTGCTCCACATCGTGCGCATCACTACAGCGGCCCTTGGCCGGGAAACGAATAAGCATAATATAATGGCTAATATATCCGAACCTCAGTACGAATGCTTTTCCTGCGAGCGGTATTTTACGCGTGCGTCCGCACTCGCTGATGGCGTACCGCTTGATTACGCAGCAGAATACTGTACTAAGGATTGCCTTGATTCATTTACCGCGATGCTAGAAGCTGGAGCAGCGGAGTCCAAAGCAGCGAAGCTTGATGAACCAGAATCCGCAAGCGGCAACGCTAAGGACGCAGTATTCAATCTAGCACAGAAATATAATCTAAAGCTGACGAAGGATTAGCAGCTAGATATACGGCGATTATACCGCCGTGCGCGCCCGAGAATTATATCTTACCACATCTCAGGTAACATGCGAATTAACACATCGGGCGCGCACTGGAGTATAATAACGTAAGCAATGGAGATGGCGATATGGAAAAGACTCTGCTAACATCGCAGCAAAAAGAAATACTCAAGTACAAAGCACTCATAGATTATTATGAGAAGCACCCAACTGCACCGGTTTCGGCACTTAATAATCAATACATCTGGATTGTTGGTGCCCCAGAAGAATACAAAGCCATAGGCGCCGGCAAGAAAGAATATAATAATGATACTTTTGTATACAGAGTCGAGATACTTCCCTCAGATTACCCAGACCGCAAATGGGATAATTTAGAACTGAGATATATAACCAGTCGTGAAAATGTATGCAAAAAGATTGTGCGGGGGAAGAAAATCGTACCAGAATATATAGTACAAGGAACTCCATCTCGTGTTATCGAAGAGCATGAGGAAGACGATATCGAATGGGAATGCCCGGAATCTATTCTAGCATCATCGGAGGAATAGCATGGCTATCACCGAGAAAATAACCTGCGATGTATGCGGGATTGAACGTGGGCCAGCGAATCATTGGATCGTATCCGATAACGATAGAGCCAACGGAAAATTATCTTTTCATATTTGGACCAAGGCTTATCAAGAATACGGGCACCTCTGTGGCTCTGGCTGTGCTACGAAGCTTCTAGAGCAGCAAATAACCGTATGGAGATCGGAGTTATAATGGTTCATTATATAAAAATCGAAACCTCCAACCCAATTCTTCCCCAACAACGTAATGAAATAACAAAAACAATCTCTCGCGTAGTATCCGGCGGGCCTGTCACAGACACCGCAATAATCCAATCAAATACAAACCAGCCAAACACACTTCAAATAGATATATATAGAGAATAGGAGAATAACATGGCAGCTAAGAAACCTGGAAAATATGTAATTGTTCGTACATGCACAGCGGGAGTATTCGCTGGAAATTTACACTCAAGAAACGGACAAGAAGTGGTACTTAAAAATGCCCGCAGACTTTGGTGCTGGTCTGGAGCAGCATCCCTGTCGCAACTAGCCCAATCTGGCACGACAAAACCAAAAGACTGCAAGTTCCCCGAAGAAGTTTCTTCTGTACTATTACTACAAGCTATTGAAATTCTTGATGTATCAGCAATTGCTGAAGCTTCGATTAAGAGTGTGGCAATATGGAGAGCCTAATTAATGGCGGAAACGGAGACGGATACGGAAGAGGATACGGAAACGGAAACGGATACGGAAACGGAAACGGATACGGAGACGGATACGGAGACGGAAACGGAGACGGAGACGGAAACGGAAACGGATACGGATACGGATACGGAAACGGATACGGATACGGATACGGATACGGAGACGGATACGGAGACGGAAACGGAGACGGAGACGGAGACGGAGACGGAGACGGGAACGGAGACGGATAAATTCACCCTACCCCTCGACACAGTCTTTCGGATGTGCGGTAATCATCATATTATCGCACATCCGAGTTTTCCATAGAATTAAATCTGACGCTAAAAATATCTTGACTACAGCGCGTGATGTGCAACAATATACCTAGATCGCATACGCGCGCCGTCGTCAATGTATAGTAGCTAAATACATTGTGCAGCACGCAATAGCATCAAAATAGAAACGCGGGCAATCCCGCAGGAGAATAATACAAATGTCAACTACCGCTGTTATCACTGACCCTAATACCCTCACAACCCTCCCCATCTCTAGCGAGATTCTGAACTATACCGCGATTGTTGAACTTGACGAAAAGGGTGTAATTCAGAAGAAGGCGCTGACTACGAGCTCCAAGCGTGTTGAGAATCTTGAGGCCGCAGGATACGCAGGGAAGGAAGTTATCGCATTCAAGCAAACTGTTTCGCGCCCTGTGATTGGAACGCTTGCAGGATTTGAAGAGTTGTACCCTGATACTGACGCGCGACTTTTCATTATCAACCGTGGTCTCAGTGCGTATGCTGACGCCAAGGTACGTACTGTACTTCTGGATACGAATAACGATGGTACGGAGCTTACGTTCCAGAGTACGAATGGCGTTTACGATCTGACTACTGATGTGCAGGAGACTCCGGCACGCAAGCTCACCGCAGAGGAAACAACGATCGCCGGCCTTCGCAAGATGGGCGTTTCGGACGATCTTATCGCGCAGGTGTTTGCGTCGCTTGCCGCTGCAAAGCCTGTCTAAGCGATTGTAATATCTGTAATACGGCAGTAAACATAGGCGCACGTTCAGTAAAATGGGCGTGCGCCATTTTTAGTTTAGGGTGGAGGAGAATATATGCGAAAGTATTTCTATATCGAATGGGTGAGTCCTGAACTTCGTTGGGTGAGAGTAGTAGGACGTTATAATACTAAAACAGAAGCCGAAGCTGCTTCTACACTGAGAAACGCTGCGGCCACATATCGTATTGTCGAGGAATAGTGGAGGTTGATTTAGATGGCGTATCTGAGTAATGGAATGCCCGCAAAATGCCCGCGATGTGGTATGAATATGAGCGCGTTTCTCGCACTTGGTGAGATAAGTTGGCATTACCAATGTAATTGGAACTTTTGCGAGGATATGGGTAAAAAGTACACAGAAAGACAATTATTTTTATTGCCTGTTATAACTCCAGCACAAGCCCAAGCATACTGTGCGTCACGAGTGCCGCTAGGCGCAACTAAATTTATAGTTAGTGCCCCAAGACGAACTGGAAAATCTTGGTCACAACAATTTCAACAAGTATATAATCCATCCGGTACAACGAGACCAACTATGCCCAAACGAGTCCGAATAACATATTTATACAACGATACCATCGTAGAGCTGCATTTCATAACGTGCCCACAGCGCGGATGGTTCAAGGATAATATCCAACCGATGATTGATATTCTCAAAAGTGCAATCCCAGCAACCGCGCGAGAATATGATCCATCGACATTCAAATGGCAGATCGCCATCGAATACTGGCCCGCACTGAAGCAGATTCTCGAAGTCTCACAGTTCGATATTAAAGTAATGCAGCCGTCCGCAGGAGCGCAAGGCGTAAACGTACCAAAGGATTATGCGGAGAACTTCTATCACAAGCCCGTAGCACCGAAGGCGGAGACTAAGGAATCAATTCTAACCCAGCTTGCGGCTCTGCTCGGAATCCACGAAGACATAGCAAGCATGGAGCTTGTAGCACTGAAGAAGAAATATCGAGAAGCAGCGCGGAAATATCACCCAGATTTTGGTGGCGATAGCGCGAAAATGTCCGAGCTCAATCGTGTGTGGACAATTTATAATTCAGGAGGGTCGAATTGAAACTAAAACTACATAAAATCCAAAAATACTGGGCTGTAGAATTCCGTGGCACTCGCACGCTATTCGAGCAGCACGAGGGCGCGACGGAATTCGCACTAAAGCAATGGAAGCGGTATTATAAAGAGCAATCCGCGTATGCGATGCTCGGGACGCTGTCTGTGAATCTACTGAATACCGAGGAGCTTGATTTATATAACAAGCTCTGCAAGAATAAATGTCGTGGAATAACCAAAGCACAATATGGCTACGTCAAGGGAATTCATGAACGACAAGAAAGGGAGTGGTAATGTTTGAATAAGTGCAGCTCAAAGCACGCTCCGAGGCGTGCTTTATGGTGTACTTATACATCGAAGGAGAATATATGAAACTCGAAGATAT